GGAGAAGAATGAGCGGACGTAAGCAGGGGTTACATCGTAACCCATGAATGCGTCCATCCCACAAGACTCCTTGAAGTTTCCTTCAAGAAAAGTTTTGTTGGGATTCACCTTCATCCACAGATTCTCAAGAATACCAATGAGAATCTGACCGCTGTTTACGGGAACGATGATATCGTCACCGTAGACCTGGCACATCTGCGACGCTCTACGAATATTCTTCGTAGAGACAGTCCAGCCGTTGCTTACAATGATGGCCGCGTAGGCCATAATTGCATAGCAGATTGACTGGACTGGAAAAGTCACAGCTGATCCCATAGGGGCAAACTTCTTCATTTCAATGAAAGAAGGTTGTTTCTTATCAATATCATTGATAAGACCCCTAGTTCTTGTTGCATGTAGAGCCGTAAGGATCGAAAGATTCTTACGGAACATTCGCTCTACAACCCAACAAGACAGTCTGTCCGAGGCACTCGACAAATCAATCGTTGAGTGTTCGGCAGTCCGGGATGCCTCAAGAGTCAGAACCCTAGAAGGGTTCTGATCCTCGATAGTCACTGACTTTCCAATCAGTGATGTCCTCAGACTAGATACTAGAAAGTGTCTAATACCTTGCTGACAGTACTGGTGGCTTGCAGGTTCAGAAGCAATGAGTCTTGGCCCAGACTGCGTCTTTGGGACGCAGATGAGCTTTGAAACAGGCTCAGAACCTCCAATGCCGACTGTACTTCCAGCGCTGAGGGAGTCTGCCCAGAATCCGTAGTTCGCGTATGCGAACTCGGAAGCCGGGAATACTCTGTCGAGGCGGGATGTCCAGGAGGGAAACTCGAATTTAGATTCGAAGAATCCTTCTGAGACAGCCCCAGGTCCATGTCTAGTGCGGGCTCCGATTGGGTCAAAATACCCAATAGAAGCCACAACTCTGTCAGCAATTGCTTGAAGAGTTGACATGGTATCTCGTAAGTCGTCCCCTCTTTGGTGATGACCTGAATTTCTTTCAGGGCATCTCCGATCTCCCATCGATTGATTAGATCGATCTGAGACGAATCCATAAGAATGGATCCGTTCCGGTTCAAAGAGAGGCATTGTTCCTGACTCCGCAAAGGAGACAGAAGCAAGCTCACGAGAATGAGGGCCACAGCCCCTAGTCCACCATATAGATGGAGTGGGAAGCGTGGATTCATCATGATAAAACTCCGATATTGCTTTGTACTGACCAGGGAAGGAAACCCTGGTTGTATTACGCTTATCGGAATCCTGCACTTTCAGCTTCTTAAAGCAGTAAAAGAACTGCCGCAGAAACTGAACCGCAGTAACATCATGATCCCAACGCACTAAACCAGAGTCATCGAATACCAGTTGCATCAGCCCTGAGAAAAGTCTCAGGTACTTATGCCTCCTGGACACTACCGTTCCAAATGGTAATGCCGAAGGAGTGAACTGGCCTCTAGACAAGCACATATCGAAGTGCTTTCCTAGAGCGGGGAGATCGATAGTAAGAACTTTCGATCCCCTGGACTCGATTCCGGTGAGAAGGCGATTTTCATCTCTTCTCAACGAACTCTGCAGTCGCGGAAATGCGACACGCGCATCTTTAAAGAGCGCGTGCAGCAGGCCTGTGGCGTAATGGTCTTGGTCTTTCATGAGTGCATTCCTCAGTAGGAGTGGAACTCAACCAAGGAGAGCAAGATTAACCAGACAAGTGTACCCACTGCTAAGTGGATACACATTACGCGATGTTCGAATTTTTGTCTTACGACTCGAAGTCGAGCATCTTTCCCATGTTGGCGGACGTCAGAAAATCGACGAAGCCGACAAACGAAAGAAGGGCACTTGCTTTAGTGTCCGTCTTATCGTAGAGAATCGTTCCAGACATAACGCGCACATACTGTGGCGAAACGTCTGTTACGGCGTAGATGGTCTCGGAAAAAGTGACGTAATGGCGTTCCTGACGGAAGCCATTAACGACAGTTTTATCCCGAGAGTTGCGGATGGTGAGCGAGAATTCTCGATCGGTATCGCGCAACAGGTACTCAGAAGTGTACCCATCCTGGTTGATCTTATTGAGAACTTTCGCGACCGAGTTGATCGTGATAGTAATCGTATCTCCGAAGGCCATTTTAGCCGTCCTTTGCTTTCAAAGCTGTACTTGTGGGTTTTGGCCCACAAGACTCAGTACAGCGAGAGAGCCGAGGATGGACCATTGACCTGGCGATAGTACTGCCAGGTTTGCAGTAAGACTAGGACTAGGATTGGCACTTACGTACCGATCCTTAGAGATGCGACTGGACTGTCCATTAGTACCGGACAGTTCCCAGTTGCATGTCACGTTATGCCAAACAGCGTAGGAAGACAGCTGATACATGATACACATGTTTTCAGCAAGAACAGGAATTTCGTTCCTTGATGTCTTCAGAAAATCGCCGACATTGACCATATAGTCAATGAACCACGAAAAGGGAATCGCTTCCCAAGCCGAGGTTATATCGACGCTTTGCTTCAACTTTGAATCTATATCCAAAGTTGCTCTACGTGCCCAACGTAACGTGTTCTCATCAGTGTATGGGAGGTAATCTGTATGGGCAGTATCTGGACGCCACGCATGGTGGCCCAGCACTTACCCCTACGCCGAACAGACCAATCAGCCTGACAATTGAAGTTGCTACTTTGCAACGTCGAATGCCCGGTGTTGAGCTCTTCGGCTTCCCAAACAGTGAAGCGACGCCGTAATCCCTTGTCTGAGCCTAGGCGTTGGAGTTCCTCAGTTCGTTTTGCAACGATCTGTTGGAAATCCATCATTTTGCCGAGGTCTGAGATAAGGGGGACCCAGCCGAATTGCACTTCGAGGTTCTTTCCTGCCAAGTAGGTGACTTTGTCACTTTTCTTGGGAGGACGTCCCTTCTTACGTGCAAGGCGGATTAGGTCCTCTCCCACAGATTTTAACATCTTCGGGAGGTCCAGAAGCTCGAACAAGAATACCGGCATATCGACAGTTCGTCGATTCGGATTCGTGTTCGCAAGAGTTTTGGTGATAGCAACAGAAAGGCTCGGCACTCCTGCCGGCCAGACTGCCATACCACCTGGCTCATGGTTATCTGGAACGAAGTCAGTAACGGGGATTGCCCCGCGCCAACCACTTACCTTCACAGGTAAATGTTTGACGACCACAGAAGCGAGCGGTGAATCCACATAGGGTTTTCCTACGAAATCATCGCACACACGACTACTAGAAACGTAATCGCGTGTGTATGTTCCGTAGGAGCCACCCCATGAGTAATCAACGTCTTCTCTGTGTCTGGCTTCGCGCGTCATATGAGACTCCTAGTCTAGTTGAGGGAAATGGACAATCGTCCGTGAGGAGGCATACCGCCT